ATGGATTGACATAGAAAGATATACAATGGGGGAGTGTCAAATACTTCCCCATTTGTTTTGGGAGATGACCATGGCTGAATTAGACTTTATTTGGTATGGTTATAGGCATAAAGAGGAGCAAGAATGGGTGAGGTCAAGATGGCAAACTACTATCCTTGTCAATATGCAGTTACCTAAAGGCAAGAAGATTAAACCTACTGAACTTTTAGAGTTAGATTGCGATAAGAGGAATAGAAAGAAGAATGTAAGAATAATGGGCAAAGAAGAATTAGAAGAGGTACTCAAAAAATACGAAAATATTAAACCAGTATAATAATGGCGAATAACGAAGGTGTTGATATTATAATTAAAGCCACCGACCAGTACACTAAGACTATAAATAACATTACTGCTTCCAATGAATTGTTTGGCAAGAGTGTAAAGAATATTGAGAAAGAGATAGCTACTCTTCAGACCTACATGGTAAAACTTGTTACTTCTGGTATAAGTCCTGCAAGTGGTGCTATTAAGTTATTACAAACTAATTTAGACCAATTAAAAAATTCTTTAGTTCAAACTCAAAATGCCACAAATAGCACTACTACTGTTTTAAATAGCAATGCTGATTCAATAAAGAACTCCAATAAGCAATACATGGCTTTGGCATTAGTATTGCAAGATTTACCTTATGGTTTTAGAGGTATTCAGAATAACTTACCAGCTTTATTTGGAAGTATTGCAACTGGAACTGGTATAGCTTATGTAGCTTTTTCTGGCCTTGTAGCAGTTATTACTGCTTTAGATATGGGTATTATAAAATTTGGTAAAAGCGTTAAGCTAACAACCGATTTTTCTAAGGATGCTGCTACAACTTTTGCAAATGAAACTATAAAATTAGAATCACTTTATACTGTATCTACTAATGTAAATGCAAGTATGGAGGATAGATTACAAGCAGCAAAAACATTAAAAAGCGAATATCCAGATTTATTGTCTTTATATACAGCAGAGCAAATAACTCTTGGAGAAGCTGCTACTGCATATAGAGTTTTAACTGACACTATTTGGCAATATGCACAAGCTAAAGCAGCAGAAAAGTCATTAGAGGAATTAGCTGTTAAGCAAAATGAGTTAAATGTTAAAAGAGTTAAAGCTCAAGCCGACCAAAAAGAAAGAGACATAAAAGGCTTGAAAACTGTAAATTATTTAATGTATAATAATCTTACACTTACTGAGCAATTTAACAAGTTTATAAACGATTTACCTGCAAATGGTGCATTTGGCCCAATAGTAAATTCTTTGCAAGCAATGCAAAAGTCCAGTGATGTATTATATGACATTGAACAACAACAAACTGCAATAAATGATGAGGTATCTATTTACAAGGGCATTGTTAATGAAAATATAAATGCAGAAGATAGATTAGCTAAATTTAAAGCAAATGAATTTGCCAAAGAACAAGAAAGATTAAAAAAGATACAAGAAGCTGAAAAAAAGAAATCAGATAAAATTTTAATTAATCAAGAAAAAGAAAATAAAAAACTTGCTGCTTTTGCTGCAAAAAGAGTTGCTCAAGCTGGAGGAGATATACAACGTATAGAAGAGCCAGTTATAGACCCTAAAGCACAAGCTAAAGCATTTGATGATAAAATGGCTTTTGATAAGAAAATGTCAAAAGGAAGAGTAGATTTATTAAAACAACAATATCAATTAGAAGTTAGCGAAGCACAAGGTAGTTTTGATAAAATTAAATTAGCAGAAACAAATATGCGTAATGCCTTAAATCAAGGCTTTATGGATGGAACGATAAAATTATCTGAATATTTAGATGCGATATTTGAACTTAGAAAAAAGTCTAACGAAACAGTTACAAGTGAGTCTAAGGCTGCTATGCAAGATATAGTTCAAATGGGCATTGGTATTATGAATGCTTTAGGCCCTGCTTTAGATTTGTTATTAGAAAAAGGTGCAAGTATAGGTGAAGTTTTAAGTAAAGCATTTACTGATATTATTAAAAAATTAGTCAAGGTAGCTATTGCAGCCGCTATAGCTGTTGCTGTAATTTCTTTACTACCTGGAATGCAAGGTAAGATTGCACAAGCTGGTGGTGCATTAAAATATTTTGGTAATCTTGTTGGTGCAGGAATGGGTCTTGGTGCTGACTTATTTAGTCCTACAGCTAAAGGTGGAATATTCGGTGGCCCTTCTTATAGACTTGTAGGAGAATATCCTGGAGCTGCTAATAATCCAGAAATTGTGGCTCCTTTAGATAAGTTACAATCAATGATTGGCGGAAGTGGAGGCGGAACACTTGAAGCAAGAATAAGTGGTAATGATTTATTAATTTTGATGAACAAAGCTAACAGAAACAACCAAAGCACTTTTTAATGGCATACGGACTAAAATATCAACTAACATTCGATAACGTATTTGTTAACCCAGCAAGTACAAATAAGACTCAATATAGAGCATCTATCTATAAAGATGGGTATGGTGGCAGCAGTTACGCATTAATAGGTACTGGCAACCCAGTTGTTATAGAAACAATAGATAGTGAAGGAAAGTCATTTAACCCAATCATATCTAAAAAAGCTACTGTAAATGTTATTGCTGATAGCAACTTTAATATAGAAGAGTTTTTTGATGCTGATGATAATGACTTTAAGTTAATAATAGAAACTGGAGTATCTGTATCTGGTGCAGCTCCTGCATCTTGGACAACATTATTTATTGGTTTATTTGTTCCAGTTGAGCAGATTGTTTATAGCCCAGTATCAATTAAAGAGTTCACAATGACATTTAATGATGGGTTGGCTAATCTTAAAGAAAAAAAGATTTATTTTGATTCAACTTTTGTAATTGGATTTAACGCATCAGAAACATATTCATTTAAAGACGTTTTAACTAATGCTTTTGCAGCTAATTCTTTAGGATTAACTTTTAATGTAAACTGGTATTATAAGAACACTGGCATAGCTGATAGGGAACTTGAAAATATGTTTGTTCAAAAAAACGCATTTATAGAAAGTGCTGGTAACTATATCACATGGTACACTGTTCTAAATGGCTTATGTAGAAAGTTTGGTTTTATATGCCATCAAAAGAATGGCGAGTATTATTTAACATCTTATGGTTCAAAGACAAGAAACTCATCAAGGGATTATTTTAAGTATAATAGTGCTGGTACATACCAATCTACTTTTACTGAAACAGATACTTCCGTAACTATAGATGATACAGACAACTTTATACAAATAGGCAAATCATTACAAGTCTCTTTATCGAAAGGCAATAAGTCATATACCACAAATAGTAAGTTACAAAATGTCATTCAATGTGTACTTAACGGAGACTTTAGTTCTTGGACATCAAGTACATCTGTAGACGCTTGGAGTGGCAGTTTAACATACCAAAGAAATGGCACTACTAACCAAGCAAAATTCTTAACAAGCCAAACGATTGGTTTAGGTTCTGGAGCAGTTTTAGAGTCTCAAGCCTATGATTGTACTGCTGGTGATATTATTTCAGTATTTTCAGATATAAATACCAATGGCTTATTTGCTGAATCTGCAAGAGTTGTTTTAGAGCCTACTGATACTTCTTTGCCTACATATTATTGGACTCCTACTGGTGCTTTCCAAGATACAGATTATATACTTGACCATAATTCATTTGATGCTTCTACTGCTAAATATACTTACATACCTTCAGATGGTAAATTGTATGTTAGGATATATCAGCCATATTATGTTGGCCCTACTATTCCTAATCTATCTACTTATGTTGGGTTTTTTAGGATTCAATACTATGGTGTAAATTCAAGTGTTCAGAACTTTACAGCTCAAGTAAATGAGGCTGCTAAAGACAGTCTATTTAACAAGGATAATGAAACCTATGATGATATAACCATATTCGGTGACCAAAATATTTTTGTTACTATACCAAGCACTATTACTTTTAATAACGGAGATAATGTGGCTGCGTCAAGATTTATTAGTGCATGGCTAACATCTGATAGAAGTGCAGTATTAAATACATGGCAAAGAAATGGCTCTGGAACTACAGCTACAATATTTGAACTTGTATCAGAAGATGTTGGTGTTGATGAGTTATACAATCAGTTAAACATAAGTGGTAATTTTAAGAGCATAGGCTATGATTTACTTTCTGAGTTCTTTTATGTTTACGCAACTGGTGTTCCTGGAAAAACTTATATGCTTACTTCTTTTAAATGGGATTTAAGAAGTGGAACTCAAGATGTAAATATGTTTGCAATCAACTACCCATTAACTACTAATATTGTTAGAAATATATATTTAAACACAAATAGATAAAAATATAATAAAATGCCGATTACTTCTGGTTCAAATATGGTTCTTTACCGCAACTCAACAGCATCAACAAATGTTTTTGGTGCTTCTACAAATTGTTCAATGTCAGTTAATACTGAGTTTATAGATGTAACGACTATGCCTACTGGTACTTATACTCAGATATTACCAACCTCTACTTCTTTTGAGATTACTGCAGATGGGTTTATTACAATGGATAATATTAGTTATTATACTTTATTGGGCTTACAAAAGAATAGGACATTAGTTAATGTTAAGTTTCAGATTTTAAATGGTGGTGGTAATGTAACTATAAATGCTGATGTTTATATAACATCAATTACAATATCTGGGCCTTTAGAATCTCCTGGTACTTATTCTGTAACATTACAAGGCACTGGCCCTTACGATTTTGTATAATATGAAACATCTTAGAGACTATATACTTATCATTGGATTCTTTTTCTTAGGCGTATTTGCCTATGAATCATGTCATAAAACTAATAAATTAGAGGATATTGACCTATCCAAGTACGAAAAAGTCAAAGAGGTGCATGATACTCTGTACACAAAAACGTACAGAAATAGGTACATAAAAGGGGATTCTATCCCTTATGTTATTATAGCCACAGATACTACTACCATACACGATACAGTACGCATAGTAAACGATTATAATGCAGTATTAGCTTATACTGACACTATTAAACAA